CTTTGCATCTGTGGATTTATCTGTGCTTGTTGCATCATCATTGTTAACTGAGGTAATTCTTCTCTAAACTCTAATTCTATCTGTTCTTGTGCCATTAAACTAATATGTTCAAGTATATTTTTTTGTATTGCAGCTCCTACCATAGGTGCATTCTTAACCATATTTGTTTGTAAGAAATTTAAATGCGCTGTGATGTGTGCTTGATGATCTTGACCAGGAAAAGCTTGAAAAGGTTTACCCGCTAATGCATCGATATGTTCTAATGCTGGATCTTTTGGTGTAGGTGGTTGTGGTTTTTTTAAAATTAAATCAATATCTTTTACACCCAACGCTTCATACATGTTTCTGTATACTTCATACTGATTATGAATAGCTGGATTAGAGGCAGCCAATTGCATTTCCGTTTGAGCGAGGGAGATTCGCTGTGTTTGGGAAAAAATGTTTGGATCTGCAACTGGCATTATATCTACTCGGTCATCGAAGTCTAATTGTTTGATTTGCCTCTGTCCTCCGATAACATCATAGGGGTAGATTGGAGGTAGATATAACTTTAAAACTCTTGCTAATAAACTAAATTCTTTTTTCATCGACGCATATAATCTTTTGTGAATAGCAGACATTGTTCTGCTTCCTCTTTCAAGCATAGCAACCGTCGTGCCCACTGCTGCTTGCTGATTCCCATCCCCTACTTGCAAGTCTGCTATTGAAGCAAATCTTTGACCTGCATTTACCACGACGCCCATAAGTTGTAATAATGTTTGCGATGGTTCTTTGAAAGGAAGAGTCATGAAAGCATCTCTTAAGTTTCCACCAGGAGCATCTACATCTCTAAACTCTCCAGGTTGAATAGACTGAGATTCATCTCTCATTTTTATACCACGCATTTTAAATCCAGCAGGTAAATTTGACAAGGTTCCTGCGTCAAGTAAAGATCTTAAAGCTGATGTTGCAGTTCTAGATAATCCACCAATCATGTGAATTAATCCAAAACCATAAAAGCCAAGACCAGGTAAAAATTTAAAATGAACAAAATAACTAATCTTACTTTTAGTTGGATCACCTATTTCATAATTTCTTCTAATCGATAATACTTCTCTTGAGGCCTCTTCAATGGTTACAATGTATGGTAATTTTATTCCTGTTGGATCACCTCCAGCAGTAACGTCGTTAAATCCGTCAATGTCTAAGTTAACGTGACACTCAAGTAAAGAATACATTTTTTCATCTTTACCTTTTCTTGTGCCATCTAGTTCTCGTTCTTTTTTATCTGTTTCTGATTCGTTTACATAAGCAGGATTTAATTCTATGTCTCTATAAAAACCACCCACTTGTTGCTTTCTTAATTCATTTTCAGAAATTTTTATTGTGTGTATAATTGAGTCTGCATCTTCTAATGATGTTGCTGTGTAAGGCACTACTAAATCATCTGCGGGCACAAATTTAGAAACAGCTCTACCCATCACTTCATCATAATAAACTTTTTTAAATGCAGATCCTGATAATGGTAAATAGAATAACATTTGATCAAACTCAGCTTCATACTCTTTCATCTCAGACATGATTGTGTAGTTCATAAAATCTTTTACACGTTGAGATTGTTGTTCTCGATCTGGTGTTGGTAGTCCAATGATTTGAGTTCTTACAGGTCCACCTGCAGGTAATAATTCTTTGTAAGCTAAAGATTGAAATTGTGTAACCGCTTCTGCTAATACAGGATGCGTAGCACCTGATGCACCTTTGAAAGGTTCTGTTTTACTTTCGTATTTAAAACCTAGTAAATCTAATCCTGATGTATATGCTTTTTCCCAATCACCTCTGGATGATTTGTAGTCTTGATAGTTTGCAGACAACTCTTGACCAATAGGCATAAGAACTTCTTCAGGTAATAGTTCTGCTAAGTTTGCAAAATGATCTTGGCTTTGTTCTTGATTTACTTGTGATGGATCAAAATTAACATCAACACTACCGTCTTCATTAGTCTGAACGTCAACGGGTGCTTGTGGATCTTTTTGTGTTTGTTCTATTTCTACCTGTAATTCTTCTGGACTAGGTATCTTTATAGTTTGCTCTACATTTGGAAGAGCTTTATCTACGTCTGCCATTATTTTTCTCCAATCGAACTACTTTAACCTTTTTATTTTTAATATTCAACCCCTGAGGATTAGGACCTCTTTTAGGCGGTGCGCCTGTTGTTAATTTTTTATTTAATTTCATTCAACCTTTAAAATACCCGCTAATCCACCTTTAAACATTTTTACTCTTCCGCCTTTTTTAAAACTTTTTTGTAAAAAAGAAAGTGCTTCTTTGGGATTGTTTGTTGAAAAACTAGGGCGTTCAGGAGGTTTTGGTGCAGCACCAAAAGCCAGCTTATAATTAATATTTGCTTGATACTCACCGTCTTTATCATAAAAGCCACCAATATTTATATTACCACCTTCTCCTTCAGGACCAAGACTAAATTTTTTTTTTACATTTAATCTTAAATTATTATCATTTATAAAATCACCTTTACTTTTAGAAGCTTCTAAATTAGCATAATTTGTTATGGGTAGATTAACTCCAATTTTATTTTGATTTGCATCTCTTTCAAAATCTTTATAAGTTTCTCCACTAAATTTTATTCCTTTATCCGTTACGTAATTAAAAGATAGTTCTGCTTGATTCTCTGCACCACCAAGTTCATTTTCATTTGCAAGATAGTTTCTTAAAAAAACACTTGCTTTTTTATCACCATCATCTTTTCTTTTAACATAAGAAATTGTTCCTGATCTGTCATCATAAAGTTTATCTGTACTAATATTAACCGTTAAAGATTCTTTTGGAATTTTTATAGGTCCTTGTTGTGTCATTATATCAACAGTTTCTTTGTCTATTAAATATTGTAAATTAGTACCTGTTTGAATATTCTCGTCAGTTCTAGTAACTGTGGGTCTTATACTTAAGTTACCATTACTATAATTATAGTTACCTCTAGCGATTTCTCCATCAAAATTAATTCCTAAATTACCCGCAGTTAATTCAGCATTTTCTAATTCTTTATCTCCAACTAAATTTGTATTTGTATCTACTTTTAATCTTATATCATTAGGTAGATTATTTTTTGTATCTAATGCAATTTTAAATAGTGTTTTGTCATCTAAATTAACTGGTATATTTCCATCATACCCAATTTTTTCAGCAGCAACTTCTGATGCTTTTATTTTAACTGAACTTTGATCATCATTAAGTACATTTAATTTAAGCATGCCATTAAAAATATTATAAGCAACGTCTTGATCTTCTTCTTTTAATAAATTAAAAGCAGCTAAAGTCACTTTTAATGCTGCAGATTCTGTTGAATCTATTTTATTATCGTTTGTAACAAAAGACCCTAGACCATCTGTTGATCTATTTTTTTTTTTAATCGGTGGTCCTATAAATTCTGCCATAATTTACCAGTAGTAACTATATTTTTTTGGAGGCAATTTTTCGTCCTTATAATCTTCAGGATGAGTAACCAAACCCCCTTGTCTAAATCTCATAATAGCTTGAGTCATTGAGTCAACCAAATCGTCATGCTCTCCATACGGAAACGCTGCACATTCTTCAATAACTTCCTGTGCAAACTTTTTATCTGTTGGAGCCCATATCATACCACTTTCAAATAATGGTGCAACAGAATTAACCCTTGTATGCTTATCATTTCCTTTGGACGGACTAAAGTTCACCACAGGTATACCCATAGCTCTAAGTTCATAAGTTAATGGTAATCCACTAGCTTTTGCCTCAACCAAGACAGTCTCTGGTTGCCAGTAATCATATTGGTCTTTTGCAAGTCGTCTTAACTCTGGAAACTCTAATCTATCTTTTACGGCATCTAATAATATTAAATTGTGTGGCATATCCTCATTCTCTTGAAACACACCCCATGTTGTGATTGCAGAATAGTCTGCTGTCTCTTTTTTCATAAACGCTGTATCATAGGATTGTATGACATGCCTTAAAGGAGGTAAAGTTTCCTTATCCCATTTCTTCCACCACTCACGTTTGATAATTGCACCTTCTTCTGATGTTGGGTTTTGCATCCACTGTGCATTCCATTTACCAACAGATAGTGATGCTTTAACTGCATCAAGTTCGTCTAATTTCCAATACTCAGGCCAAACAGGTTTACCTGATGGCATTACTGCTGGAAACTCTACAATCTCCCATTGATCAGCTTTCTGTTCTTTTTGTGAGTTGACTAACATACCGGTTAGATCTTTGGTATTCCATCTTGTCATTACACAAACAATCTTACCACCTGGTTGCAAACGTTGTCGTGGTCCTGAAGTATACCATTCGTATGCTCGCTCAAGAGCTTGCATGTTCATTGCGTCTTGCTCAGAATGTGGATCGTCAATGATAAGTAGATCTGCACCTCGACCTGTAATAGCACCCCCGACGCCTGCTGCGAAATACTCGCCACCTTGAGCAGTTTCCCAGCGACCAGCGGCTTTACTATCTTCCTGTAATCTTGTTTTAAATATTTTTTGATATTCTTCGCTATCAATAAGGTTCTTAGCTTTACGACCAAACCTTACAGCAAGCTCTCCGGTGTGGGTCGTTTGAATAATTTTCAGTTTAGGACTTCTCCCGATCATCCATGCAGGCAACAAGGAACTGGCGAACTCGGACTTTGTATGTCTTGGCGGCATATTTACGATTAATCTTTTGACTTTGCCTTCTGCCATTTCATTAAATTTTTTTGCAATAATTTTATGGTGATAGCCTTCAATGAAATCTGGCCATATATGTTTCACGAAACTTAAGAAATCGCTTTTGACTTTGTCTTCTTTCTTTTTTTCCTGTAACTGCAAGTACATCTTCATAAAGTCCTTGCGTACATCAGCGGGTAGTTTCTTTATCTTTTCTAAATCAATTTGCATTTTGAAAAATTTTTTTTAAAATTTTTTTGTAATGTTGTTTTATTTGATTGTTATTGTATTTGCTATGCTTTTACAAATCAATAATGATTTTGGGGCGTTTAAACGTATAAAACTGGCAATATTGTACGACAACGTTGCGTTTATGGGTAAAAATAAGAAATCGTTTTTTAAGGATCTTTGGAAATTGTAAATCGTATTGGGACCTCTATTAAGGACCAAAGACTCTTGCGACTAGTATCTAGCAACTAACACCAAGCACCAAGCAACTTGCACCAAGCAACAAGGATCTATTCTATTGTAATTTTTAAAAGGTTAGGGATTTTATAGGAGACTAGACTTTTTCGAATACTTTCAAACAATCTGCAAGGCCTTCGGCTAAAGGTTTTAGCTTCAAGCCACTTGCAACTAGAAATTGAATCTGTTTGCCCTCATAAAGTTTCAGGCGACTCGGAGCGATTGCTTTGACCAAGATAAAAGAATTGTGAGGGTGTCTCAAATGAAAGCTTATTTGGTGTGGCGAAATGTTTACTTTGTTATGCTTTGCTACTTTAAGTTCAACAGTGAAGAAATGCCCTTTTTTATTGTAGCCCAATAGATCGGGCGTACCTTGAACACTTGAATTCTCTAATCGAGTCCAAGATATTAAAGGCGTATTCTGTTTCAAATATTTCCATAAATTAGACTCATTCTTTGCCATAAATTTAAAGTAACAGATGTGTTGTATTTATGCAACACTGCAGCATTTATATCACACATTTTCAAAGCTTTATTTAATCAAAATAAATTCATTATGTGCTTGATTATCCTATATTATTTGGTAAGTTTTTTTATGAAAACAAATCAAGATAAACAACAGAAAGAGGATAGAATGAACATACAAGAGATAGAAAAAATAGGAAACGAAGCGCAAAAGAGAAACGACTCAGAGTTTAAAGAAAATAAAAAGAATATTAATTTTTCTTTAAGAGGCAGAAATAAATATTTTTATGCTTATCAATGCGCTTTATTTATCAAAAATGTAAAAAAATACGGCTTTGGTCATATTACGGTTGATATGATTGATAAGAATGGCGTTTGCTTTAATGAATACTCTATAAATAATGGTTATAATCAATATTGTAGAGATATGAAAAGATTTAATAGCAAGGAGGAGATGTTAGGATTTGTCATTGGATACAATCAAGCCATTGAAAACTATTAAAGACCGAAACGCCCTTATCCCTCTAGGGCGTCTGTCGTTAAATACGGCACTGATGAGGTCAGAAACACGAACAGAAAGAGGATAAGATGAATAAAAATAAAACAATGATTGAAGGTGGAAAATATCATTTATTAGATTTGCAAGAAAGTGTTAATAATCTAGTAGATGAATTTCATAAAAAAATTCCTGTAGATAACGATGAAGATTTACAAGATTTATGGAATACAACTATTAAATGTTGTGAGCAATATATAAAAGATAATAGAAAGGAGAAAAAAGATGAAACTAGAACTTAAAAAAATAAAACATTGTCAATGGGCAAGTGAAGAGACTCATTGTTATCAAGCAACAGTTTATGTTGATGATAAACCAATGATTGAGGTAAGCAACGAAGGGCAAGGAGGTGGCGATAGTCAATGGGCAATTGAACCCTTTACCCATGAAGATGTTGATAAAGTCAATAAATGGTGTGAAGAGAATTTGCCAAAATGGTCTTCTTCTTTTGACAAAAGCCAAAATGATAAAGATTTAGAATATTGGTGTTGGGATGAAATTAATAAATATCTTGATAAAAAACACTATCAAAAAAATCTAAATAGGTATCTTAAGAAATCAATTTTATACATAAAAGATAATGTAATTAAGCAAATATCTTTTAAAGGAGTATCTAAAATTGAAAAAAGACACATAGATAGAGTCTTAAAAGAAAACCCTAATTTAGATTTATTAAACCTAATGCCAAAAGAAAAAGCATTAGAGGTTTATACTCAACATATAAAATAGAACAAAGAAAGGAGGAACGAGATGATTAAAGCTTTATATTTTGGAATTTGCTTTGCAACCGCTTTTTTAGGGTTGATTATAGCAATACATATAAACTTTTGGCTAGGTATAAGCATAACGGCACTATTTATAGTGAAATTTATGCTACAATTACCAAGCAACCAAGAGTTGTAATAATAAATGTTGAGAAATAGGATAAATTAGGATAAAAAAGGACTATGAAAAACAGAAAGGAAATAAAATGAAAAACATTAACTATGATTGGGTTAATAATAAGATTAATAAAGTAAAACAAAAAGATATTAAATATAATGAGCAAGTTATGGAATTAGCTGATAGTATTTTTTGGGATTATATAAAAAAATATCCAGACCAACAAAAAGATTTAGTTTTTTGGAATAAAGAAGAAAATTGTGGTAATGACACAGAACTAGGAAGCGAATTGTATGATCACATAAGAGAAAAACTTGAAAGCACGAGTTATAATTTTAATAATAATGAGGATAATTATTTTGGGTTTTGTTAATAAAAAAGGACTATGAAAGACGAAAAAAATAAAACAATAAGTTGGCAAAGTAAAAGAATAGATGAAATCAATAAAATATGTAGTGCTAAACCAAGTGCTGTGGATTGTTTTATTGATGAAGTTAATGATATCTATGAAAGCAAAGCAGACTCTTATGATGAGTTTGTTACAGAGCAAGAAGAAAAAATGGCAAAGTATATGCCACAATTAATAAAAGAATGGAGAAAACTATGAAACCAAGTGAAGAAAAGAAAGATACACTATTTGACATAGCAAAAAGTATTAGTGAAGTGAGTCAAATAGGTAATTCGTATGGAAGATTAGCAGAGTTAAGGGATCTTCAAGTACACATACAAACAAGAATTAATGAGTTAGAGAAAGAAATAGACAAGACTAACCCATTAAACAAATAGAAAGGAGCAAAGATGAAGAATAAGAAAATAACAATTGTACTTAAAAACTGTCGTGATGATATTGCGAAGACTATCTTGATTGATACAAAGATGAATATGAAAAAGTATGAAAGTGTCAATC